TGAATCAATGGATAAAGTGTATTTTTTTCTTTTCGTGAATCAATGTGATAATCATTAGCCCAATAAGAATTACATGTTGCGGGTGTCGTTCTTGGTTGTGCGCTATCGGCTACGGCTCGGTCATCTGTAAGTGCTTCATATCGAAGACCGGAATGCACGTAATGACCATGTGATTTTCCGTAATAGTTGAAATTAACATCTTTGTACAACGCTGCCCCATCTAACAAGGGAACATTCGTACCTGCACCAATTGTAATAGATGTCGCAGCAACTGCTGTAACTTTTCCAAGTATGACGCCTGTAAATGGTACAGATGCAGTTCCACCCGATGCATATTGTGAAGTATATACAATATCACCAACATTGAAAACTTCTCTTGCGGGAAGAGTTTTTGTGGTCATTGCAGATGTTGTACCTTGTGGATAACCACCTGTATTGTCAATTTGGGCATAATTTTCACCCGCAGATGTGGTACTCAATGCTATTGGTCTTACAGAGGGCGGTGCGTTTGTAAAGTGGTCTTTCCATCGTGTTGGAGAATTGGCACCCATGTTACCCGTTGCTTTAGCACCGAACTGATTGTTCGCAATATCGTGGGCGTATGCACCTTCAATAAATGCTGATTGCTGTGTTGCACGATGCCATTTGTTTTCTGTTGGGAAACCATTTGCTACATCAATTTGTGTGCTGTATTGAGATGGATTACCACCGTTAATGGTGGACATGGTGTAAGGCATATCGAACGAACCATCAATCGTACTAAACATGCGTGGTACACCAACATACGATGCTTGAGCGCTTGATTGAACTTGCATGTGTATATCATGGAACGCGATAAATTCACGGTCGTGTGCTACGTCGTACAACAACACACGTGCTTTATCACTTGATGCCAAATAAGGGTCAACGTATGCAATTGTAGGTGCTTGAGATGCATCTAACCCCATTGCCTCATAATTCAACTCTACTGTTTTGTTTACGTGTTGTGCGAAGTTAATTGCTGTATCAAGACAGTTATCAGCAATTAAGAAATTTTCAAGCGGTATACTCTCGCGTGGGCGTGATACAGCAAGTGTTCCTTCACCACCATTGAAACCTGACCATACCTGACCTTCATTCAATACACCACGACTTTTACAGAACAAACCCTCAACCGCATGTGGGTTGTTCATTGTCATATTCATCCATACGGTGTCGCCGTTACGAAGACCACCGGGGGCGTAAGGATAGTACCATGTGGAGTTTAACAACGCATCATCATCTTCTTGCATTACTGTACCTGTACCAACGCGAATGTAATCATCAGCCGCAATTACTGTAACATTGTTTGCATCAAGCGTGATAGTCGTTCGACCGCGCATCAATGTTGTACCATTGGGAATATCAATGATTGTTCCACCACCTATTGTGATGTTGGGTGTTGAAGTGCTTGCAGTAACAATACCCGCCAAACGTGGTACACCGCCGATTACTGCATACAATACATCACCAGCGATGTAGTGTGAAGTAGGGTTTGCGCTTACAGAGAATGCTGACGTAGCACCGGCTGAAATAGTTCCTCCACTATTTTGTGTGAGTGACATCGGTGCTGTTGGAACCAAATACGATGTGACACTCGCTACTTTTCCAACATAGCCAATGTCACCTAAACTGTCATGGTCTTCAACATAGATTTCATCATCAACGCGAATAGCCAAACCTTGTTGGTTGGCATGTAACAGTCGCGCACCATTTTCTGTATCTCCTTGTGTAAGATATAGTGTGGTTGTACTACCTGCACTCGCCGCTATTTGATATTTCCATTCATCGTAGTTCGCACCTGTATATCCACCGGTATGTGCTACTGACCTAAATGTGGCTGTTGTCAATTCATGGTCACGTTGTAAAGATGGGTTAGATACAGACTTTACAGCCATGCCTTTCTTCTTCAATTGAATATCTAATCCTTCCATATTGGTAACAAACGCCGGTATAGCATAGGGCGTACCGCCACTAATTTTCTCTGTCATTACCAAGAATGATGAATTGCTAAGATTTTCTGCATTGGTCATTGGTGTGACACCAAGATAGTACATTTCGTAATCGTTGTTTTCGTATGTTACTTGTGCTGTAAACAATGCGTCACCAGCACTCAATACCATTGTTTTCTCTTGTATTGTAGCAACAGTAAATTGCCCACCACTACTGTTACCACTTTCGATTATAGTTAAAATATCCCCTACACGATAACCGGACCCTGCGGTTGTTACAGTAATACCTGTGATATTACCTGTGCCACCCACACCTGTAATCTGTACAATACAACCCGTCCCGTGACCACCTGTAGTGGTTCTACCTGTACCTGTTGTGTAGCCCAAACCCGCAACCAAACCCGATGTTGTTAAAACAGAACCTGAAGAGTTAGCCGAAACAGTAGTGGAATATTCAACTTCAGGGAATAATTCAGCCGCATCATTGTCTACAGTCACAATAGCCAAACCTGTGTAACCGTTGTGATTTGACAATGGTTCGATTTTTTTGACAGTACCTTTAGCGCGTTTTGATTGGATTCTCGGTGCATGAGGATTTGCTTTTGGCCCTGCTGCAAATTCTACTGCACTCACGTATTGACGCAATCCATAATCGAGATTACCACCCTGTGTTTGCACATTTGCTCTGTCCAAATAGTAATCACTCCGTCCTTCAAAATCTGCGGTGGGTGTATCAAAATCTGAACCTATAGGAATCAAAGTTTCAGAATCGTAGGATGCACTTGACGATAAACTCATGCCGACTTGCGCTTCACCAAAGAAATCATCACTGTAGTAGTAAACTGCAAGATACCCGTCAGATGCGGGGTCGTTTGTGTACATACACCATGCGCCTGAAGGAAGGAAGGCTTTTCGATAACGTGGTAGTCTTTGGAAATTTACTTGTTTGTTGTTAGATGATTGAGGGAACAAACTCGGTTGTGATAGATAAATTCTATGATTATCGGTTGTATGATTCATTGTGATTTGAGTAATTGTAGTTGACACAATAAAATCATCATTGATAAAATTTTGATTAAACGATGAAAATGCAGTTCTATCATTTGCTTCAGAGTCCTTACAACGACGACCTACAGGCGATGGATTCCAAGTATGTGCGGTATGGGTCGCATCAAGATGAATTTTCATGCTATTATCAGGGCCGGGATATACAGCATCTGTAGCATTTTGAAAGAATTGATTTGGGAATACAGGTATTTCGACCAAGGCACGTGTAGAGGCATATTGTGTACCCAATTGATAATCGTGTGTAACATCATTCATGGTTTGAAATAATCGGTCATTGACAGTTGTGCCGTCTTGACACAAATTCTCATCTAAAAATTTGTTTGTATTGTAAATGACTTGATTGATTTGAAATACTCCACTTTGATTAATTGTAGTGAGGTTGTTTTGTATACACCACGTAGAAAATTTATCAACGGCTTGTCCATCGCTCATCAAAAATTTTCTATCAGTTAATCCATCTGTGCTGTCAAACAAAAACGCAGAACCTGTTTTTGCGTAGTATTCAGCACTTGCACCATCAGCAAGATAGATGCGGCCTTGCTTTGGGAAACAATACGTACCCCACGATTTCATATCAGGTGAGTCATTGTTAAGCGGTGCAACAGATAACCAAGTTCCTTTTTCAGTTGCACCACTATCAATTTGTGAAACTGTAAATGTGGCATTAGTTGATTCTGTTACACCTGTATCATCGACCTTGTATTTATCATCCACAGCCCAATTGTAACCACCTGCTGTAATTGCAAACGCTGTAACTGCACCACTACTCGTCGTGAGTGTGCCTGTTAGACCCACACCCGAACCACCGACATTGATTACACTACATGCTCTACCTGAACCCGCACTTGTATAACCCGCTCCACCGTTTGCTAATGTAACACCCGTAACAACACCAAACGGTGTGTTCTTGACCGATACACCCTGTGCAGCGCAAGCATGTTGTGTTGACCACGGTAGTCGTGCCAAAGGCGACGGGTCCCACGTGGGCTTGGTATTCACCGCACCCTGACCCGGACCACCAAGAGATACGGTGACAACCGGAGCGTTTGGCTCAATCTCTTTGACAATTGTAGAATCAGGCGAGCCTTCACCGATGATATTCACATTCTGCGATACCATGCTGTCAGCCATGCTACGTGTTTGTACTGTAGTCACAAGACCACTTTCACCTTCACTTTCAGTTACAGAGTGTATACGATGTTGTCCCATCATGTAAAGACATGAAACAATGTTTGGCTCATCCAAGTGTTCTATTCTTGCACGTAAATGTTGTAATTGATTGGTGCGATTACGATTTGTAGGTTGGACACAAATTAAAATTTCATCATCAACGAGAGTTGGCATCTTCACATCAATAATATCAAACATCTCAAAAACATTTGAATTACCATTTGTAGAACCAATGTCAAACACACCTGTACCCGAAGATGTGCTACTTACTGCTCTTCTAAGTGTGGAACCGCTTATATTTGTTAATTCATCCACTTTTGTTTGCGCCGATGGTGTAACCACTAATTTATTGTACACGGATTCATGAGGAACATCGGTATGTGATGCCGCAATAATTTGAGGTGTAGTATTTGGTTTTGCTGTAACATCATTAGGTGGTGTGTAATTGTTCGGGCATGTAGATTCATCTAATTCTGTATCTACTTCTAACCCACCTGTATTGTCACCAACAAACATATTCGCTTCTTCGTATATATCAAATGTAGTAGATGATGGGGGTGATACACGTATATACCCACCCGCAGAAAACAACGTTGTGTCTTTGGTTGAATCAGCAAGGTCGGATTCTATTACATCTAAAACAGTCGTAGTACCTGTAATTACAAAGTTACCCGCTGGTACTGTTTTTTCAACCATCAACATAGGGAATGTTTTGCCCATTGATGCACCTGTTAAATCAATCGCATTGTAATGGATTTCTACATACGGTGCAAGATTGTGTGATGATTGTAGTGTAGGTACTTTGAGCAATGCCACACGACTAACAGATTCAGGTCGTAGGTGATATGACCGAGTATTTGCATCAATTGTATCAAATTCAGGTATTGGGCCTTTGAGTAAAAATGGCTTAATATCCATACCCGTTGAACCTATTGCAATCATTTCTCGTTTACTACTTGGTAATCCGTTATCGACAATTGTTCTCACTTCTTCAGAATTTACAAATGAGTTGACCAACATACTACTTTGTTCAGTATAAATGTCTACACGTGCGTTAATTGGAAGTGAAGATTTCAACCCCTTGTGTTGTGAGTCATACACTAATGTGCTAATATCAGATGATACTCCTATTGTTTGGTCGTGGTTTTCTGATATTGTGCGTGGTAATTGACGTAGATATTCATGCCCATCTACATGACTAAACGTATGTCGTCCACTGTGACCTACTTGGTATAATTCATCTAATGTTGTGGGCCAACTTACTGCAAATGGGTTGTTAGGTGAATTCGATGTAGTTGCCATGTTTGATGAATATACCATACCATGTTGAGAAAATTGACTTTCATCAATTATCATTTGACCCGTTGTATCAATAACTTGCGATGCTATATGTGATGGTTGATACGGTTTACCTGTACCATTATCAACCAATAAATCGGCACTAAGCACAACAAAATAATCGTCAGTGTTTGCTGTACGGTCGTGAAGAACACCACGTAATCCGATTGAGCCAAATGCCGATGTTGCCATATTGTTAAAATCAACGTGAATACTACTGACAGTCAAAACACCTGTCGCTGCGTTTATACTGTGTAAACGTACTCTTTCGGGTGGTTTTTGGTTTGGTTTTTGTGTATCACGATTAATTGCACCGGGGTTTATGAGAAGGTTGTAAGGTACGTGCGGCACTGACATGGTAGAAGCGGTGCCGGGACTCGATACGTAGTTCACAACTTCATACTTACCCATGCTGTAAGGTGATGCTGTGAAGTCAACAGTTGAAGAAGTAAATGTTGTATGTGCTTTACCTGTGAGATTAAGAATCATACTTTCTGCTTCAGTTGTAGAAATTTTGATGGTTGTTGTAGTTCCATCTGTTGCTGCTGTGTACACTGATGAAGTGTCACTACCCAAACCAATGATTGTATATTCTGTAGTGTCTATTTCTAATGGCTCTTCAAAACGATACAATGCTCTTGAATTATCATTTACAAGTGGTGCGGTTTCAGATGAAAGAGCATCACCAAAGAGATTTGTAAAATGTAATGATTCAATCACTCCTCTAAATTCTCCACCTTTTCCACCTAAAAATAAGTGATTATTTGTTCTTGCGATTCTACCATCTGTTGGCATTTCAGCACTTGCCATAAGTTGCCCATTGACAATCAACACTACTTTGTTTTTTGATACACCCGCAACAACATGCATCAAAGGTCGATGATTGATGTTTAAATTTGTAGCATCATCAGATGCACCAATAAATCGGTTGTAAGAATCATGTATACCACCGTCAAATGTGGGATATACTGTACCACTGTATCTTGTTGTAGCATCTACGGCGGTTGTTAGAACAATAGATTCACGACCCATAGGGCCTTCGATATACACAGTAAACGTGGCCGGACCCGCTGTATCGACATTACCTATGACCAACTCAAATTGACCTTCACAACTTGCTACTACACCACCACAATCGGGTATGACCCATGCTTCAATAGCAAAATCTCTGTCTGTTTTTTCTGTAAGTAAAGTTGTATCTTTTGTCCCGTGAGAGGATTCACCAAGAATCGAAATAGGACTTTTTGGGCCTTCGGGGAGTTCTTGACCTACGTTGTTAAATCGCCCTTGAGGTACAATAATACTGTCAGTCACACCGTCAAAAAAATACGCATGACTTGTACGACGTATAGCAGACAAAATATCACCGTATCAAAATATCATATCTATGGGTGCAAAGATGATAGTAAACGAATAAATTGGCTCTCCACCTAATTGTGTAAATGTGGCTTTTTGCACAGTGCCTTTGATACCTGTGAATCTGTGATTGTCTTGTTCAAATTCTTTACTTGCTGCGGGTGCATTTTGTGTACCTTTAGATTCTGTTGACATTCTTCCTGTTGGCATGAAAAAATTTCTTACATTGTATTCTTCACCGGAATTAAATGCCCAATATTTTGAGTTGTAGGGAATTTGAATAGCAATAATATAATCACCGTATGTTTTGTCGATAAATTCGATACCTCTTCCCGCCAACCCTTTTGTTGTACCCTTTTTTGGTGATAAATTGTACATTCTTTGATTAAGAGAATTATTCAAAATACCATACAAATTCATTACTTTGTCTCCGGCGGACATTTGACTATTATTTTCTGATGTACCTCTACCACCTCTAAACGTACGCACATATGGTATTTGTTGGTCGCTTGAACTTCCCTTGTGTGCATAGTACGGGGTGCTTGTGTTACCCGCATCACCTGTTCTTAACTGTGTAATTAGAACTTGAGTGTTCGCTTCATTTGTCACATCAGATGTTTGTAGAGAAGCACTAAATTTTGCATTTAGAGTAGAATTTGTGTTAATCAAATCACAAAGATTGTCTGCTGCTTGTGTAGCAGTTGCGTATACTGCGGGTCCGGCGTCACTTCTATACATCCCAATGTAGTAAATTTTACCAGCCGCCACATCTGCACTCTGTGAACTTTCTCCGTATATATTATCAAGTGCGCCACCTGTATGATTTACAAACCAAATTGTGTATGAAGCACCATTTGTTTCTTGTAATGTAATGCCCACAGATGCATCTACAACCGTTGTGGCTGTGGCTGCCACACCACTTGCATGAAACGTTTGTTCTCCATTACCTACAGCCCATGTTGCGGCTGCGATATTTGGGTCAGTACCCGATGCATGAGAAATGGAAAAATCGACAATTGCAGAAGCCGCTTGCGCACTTGATGTAGTATTGACATGTGTATCATCTGTGATAATTCCGTTTACAATAATTGTAGCGCTGTTTAAATTTAAATCGAAACCAAAACGTGTGCTACCCGCTAAAGGTGATGCAATACCACCGGTTTTGCGCTCAACATCAAGTGCTACATCAGTCGCCATGAGTTCGGTAATGTCACCGTTTTGATGCACCAAACGAATGGGAATATTTGACATTAGTATCTACCCCTCATCGTTGTTGTACCCAATGAACGAGCAACTTCTTGTTGTACCATATTACCAATGTCACGTGCAAATTGTCGCTTGTCACTTCTGTCGGTAAGACCGGATAAGTTGAATGTCATATTGAAATTGTGGCCTCCGCCGCCACTCATTTCAACAGGAATAGAGCGACCGTTGGGTAAAGGTACGATGGCTTCTGTACCGTGTAACATAGCCGGATAACCACTCGATGGACCGGATGCAATACCACCTTGTGAGAAGCCCAAGAAACTACCTACAGCACCAACAGCACCACTTATACCACCACCTATGGTATCGGTTATACCACTCACCGCATCAATAACAGGTTGAATTATGTCCATAACAGATGAGGCAAAACCCGATGCTGCGCCTACGAGCCAATCAAATGCACCACCTATGGGGTCCGTAACATACGTATTCCAAGCATTTCCAATACTTTCCCAAATACCACCCATAAAATCTAATGCTTCTGAACCTTTACCACTAAGCCAATCCCAAAATTTACCGAGTGGTGATGTCACGTATGTTTCCCACATCGCACCTATGGTTGACGTAGTAGTTTCCCAACCCTTACCAATACCCTCCATCGCTTGATTCCATTTAGCCATAATGCCTTCGCCAATACTCAAGACAAAATTTGAAAAATGAGTCCAAGGGTCTTGTAAGAGGGTTTTGAATGCACTCTCTGCTGTGCTATAAGTATCGGTAAACCACCCACCGATAGAAGATATTGACTCGCTCATAAAATCAAAGAATGGTTGTAGAGGTTCTACGACACTCGCATTCCATTTTTCTTTCACTACACCCCATGCTGTACCAAATGCATCTTCAACTTTTTTTGCAGTTTCTTTAACGTTGTTGATGAACTTACTTATTTGTTCACCAATGCCTTTGAATGCGGAGCCGATGTTATTCAACATTGATGATACGCCCGAAACCGCACCTTGTAATGCTGCCAAACCTGCCATCAAAAGTCCTCCTTATCCAAAAATGAGTAATCCAATCTTACTGTTTCATTGCCGTTGCTCTTTGCTTTTTGTTTTGCTACTTCTTGTTGCTTAACTTGTTCTTCTTCCACTACCAACGCCCAAGCGAGTGATTGCTTGAAGATAGCGGGTGACATTGAATAGACTTCCAACAGTGATACCCCATAGTGCTTTGCCACCCTATACGCTAATCCCTGTAATTGGTATTCAATATCTTGAGGTGATTCAATACGACTTTTCTCAACGTACTGCTCCACTCTCAACTGCTCTTGTTGGTAAACCCCCCTTGCATAGCCTCCGCAATTTCATCGGGTTGAGGCATAATTTTGGCGATTTGGTCACCAACATACCCCTTCAATGACATGATTTCTTCTTTTGTCAATTCAGGGTCAGTGCGTGTAATCCAATTGGAAAATGCGTATTCCCAATATCCACTAAGATTGAATGTAAGTTCACCGTCTACAATGTTAAACATTGTTTGGGCTGCATTTTGAATGTCCAAGAAAGAAAGGTCACGAATCCATACGTGCATGACAGAAGCCTCGTCATCGGGGTCAACCCGTACAACGTGCTTCATTGATGTGTCATTCTTCAGTATCAGGCTCTTGTTCTGTATCACCGTTTGGTTGTTCATTTGTACTCTCTCCATTGGTAGCAGCCGCGTCAGCAGGGGCTTCCGATTCGGTATCAGCAGCCGCTTCTTCAGCGGGGGCCTCTACCTCATCTGTATCGGAAGGAATGTCATCTTGTTTCAAGCGGAGAGCAATTTCAGCCTTGGTCCCATAGATTGGTAGGCCACGCTCTTTTGCCGCTTCTTTGAGTTCAGCAAGTGTCCAAGAATCGTACTGCTGTACAGATTCAGGAAATGGGTTCTGTTCAGGCGCAGCCGATTCAGGGTCGAATTGCGGTGTAGGTTCAGGTGTAGGTTCAGGTGTAGGTACAACAATACCAAGACGACGACGTTTTTGTAGCGACAATATCTCACCTCAATATTTTGGTACAGCATCACGTGCCAACACTTTGATTGCCTTTGGCATAATTTTCAATGTGGATTTTACTGCACCTTTGTCTTCAGGAATTTGAAGTGGTGCTTCAATGATGTAATAATCATCAATTAGAATCATCATTTTTTCACTTGCACTTGAAGCGGTGCTACCTGTCAAGTTCTTTTCAAACGAAATGCGAATTTGATTTGTAGTAGAACCACCTTCACCATTTACGCTGAACTCGGTGGCTGTGCGCATCTTGTGATAGAACAATGGGTCATCAACAATAATTTCCATTGTCATCTCATACGTTGTTTGACCCTCTACCATAATGGTAGGATTACGTGCGCCAGCAAACGGTACTTGGTCTGTTGCAGCCGATGATGATTGATAGTGTCCGTTAATGGTGTGGAACGATTGTACACCTGTAGTGCCTGTCAAATTGAAATTTACAATTTGTGCAATTTGTTGTCCGGCTACTGTTACACTTCCATGATAGAACATAAACGGCTTCTGTGTACCCTTTGCAATACCTGATTCAATGCGTTTTTGTTCTGTATTTGCTGTGTCATCAAACATACGATGAGAAGCAAAACGTGTAATTGGAGTGCCTTCTAATCGCCCTGTATCGGTGTAGCACAATGCAGCATCAAAATTGACAGCCAACCTTAGAGCCGCGTCATTGTCAGTCGAGAGAGTAAAATCTTTGACTTTACATCCACGGAAGACACGTGCCAATTCTTTTGAATCGTTTGCACCACCATCAACAGAAGACTCGTCTGTGTCCATATCTCTCCGACGTTGTGACACTTCAAGAGAAAATGATGGCACGGTGCTACGTGAATACAATAGATGTGTAACAGGATTAGTGATAGTCCCTGTGCTTGATACTGTCACAGGAAGTGAACCTGAAGTATCAGGGTCACGCACTTCAACATCAGTGCTATTTGCATGTGGGTATGCCAATGGTTCATCTAAATACAATCTATTGTCGTTTTCAGAAATACCAATAACTCTTCGTACTTCATGTGGTTTAGCATTGTCAAACTCAAAATCAGTAAGTGTACCGTCCCATGTACCACCGTCAGGTTCATGGTCGCTTACAATAGGTACAATAGGTGCATCATCACGAATTTCAACATAATCATTGACAGCGATACCACTTTTACTCGCTACAGTGATAAACGATTGACCCGCTTCTGTAGCAGCAGAAAGAGTAGTAGCAACAGAGCCACCGTTAGGTGAGTTAATCAACTCATGCCCGAGACAGTATTTGAGCCAACGAGCGGTGTGCATTGCAACCTCAAAAGACCCTCCTTCGTTGGTGAATTTACCGGGTACTTGAACCGATACATCTCGACCCAATCCCACAACATGATAACGCTTCAAATCTACAATGGTTTCAGGTAGTGTAATGGCCGATGCAATGCCCAAAAATTGGTCAGTTTTTACAGACTCATTGTTTGCACCTGCTTGCATACCTACATTTCCTGTACCATCATCCATTTCCATAGGTGGTGTCTTGTAAGGCAAAATTTCCATTACATTGCCCGGTCCTACTGTTGCAATATCAGGTGTGACCATTTCAGGTGAAATTTTCATGGTTGTTTCACCATTTTCTACAATGGTAAATACACGTCCATTGTTACCTGCACTCCCCAAATCACCTACGACAATATCATCAGCATTGGTCCCACCAGCCGCAGTAAAAACCAATTGAGAACCAACCAACATGTTTTTTGGAAATCTTAACTTATGCGTACCTGATTCAAACAATGTAGTATTTACCTCGGCTTTGAAAGTAAGTAAAGTAAAACCGTTACCGGCTGTTGTGGCAATTGACAAACCTACATCTGAATTTGCATCTGTACCTATTCTAATTGGCAAACCAACTTCCGGCGCAAATGATACTTCAGCGAGGTCACCCTTGTAGATTGTTGATGGCATATTTTTTCACCTATGGTATTAATTCTGATAGTGTTACTACTTCGATTTGGAACGTCATTCTGTATACGTGTTTTGAGCGGTCTGAAAGGTCTGTGCGTGTTTTCAACACAAGTCTGTCAAAGTTTGTACCATCTCCCTTTCGCTTGAGGTGAACTACACGCCGCAACTCGTTCTCAAGTGCTTGGAGATGCTTCCTCCCCTTAATCGTTCTCATATCTACGGTGATATTTAACCGAGTTGTGACGAAATCGTACAACAAATCAGGGGCTTCTTCGTTGTGTGCTGTTTCGTAAATGAGAATGTAATCACTTTGTTGGAGATTCAAACGCTTACCACGTTCAGGACTCACATCTGCAATATCAAGAATAATTGGCTTGTAGTTGCTCGTATTACCACGATTCCAATTGTCTTGGAATAATTCTATGACAACATCTGTGCCTTCTTTCCATGTAGCAACCATAATCACTTACGCCCCGTAGATACCATTTCTTTCTTCTTCATTGCTTTCCAATCAATTGGGTAGATTTTGCCACCTTTGTACTGCATATCATTTTCAACAAATACCTCATGTGGTACATTGAGAATTGCTTGCTCTACATTACTCTTGTATTGTTTTTCCATCTCTTCAGATGCTGGTTTACCTGTAGCCATATCTGTAAGATTTCCCAATCCATCTTCTTGTAAACCAAGTGCTTGCGCTTCAATGCTGCTCAAACGATTTCTCAAATCTACAATACGATTGTTTTCTGTCATCATCTCACGCAACTCTTGCTGCGCCTGTTCATCTTCTTGGATTTCTTTTTGAATCATACTGTGAGCGTATTTTGCATCTTCATCAGTAATCATTCAAACGTCACCACCTCAATGTAGCGTGGTAGATTGCGTTCTACGTCAGCCTTGAACAATTGAATTTTAGATGTAAGGTCAACGTTTTGTGTCCCTTCAGGAATCAAAATGCTTCGGTCATCAGCAAGAAGCAAGTCAATCACAACGAGTTTTGTACAAATATCCTCGATTGCTTTCTCTACGTATCGCTCACCGTAGATATAAGCCACCTTAATCGCGTTCCACTCAAAGAAAGGATAGGAGTTGTTGAAGTAGATGATACCCATTTCGTGGTCGCACCACCAATCACGAAGACGGCCAACGTCACCACTACTGCTACCACCTTGGAGGTCAACAACAAATGTGTCTTGAGAGATTTGTCCACCAATGTCACTAAGAGCGCTTCCTACAACGATAGCGCAACCGGTAAAGGATGTATCTGTTTTTCCTGTGTATCTGAATACATCACCACTTGCATCAACGCATACACCTGCTTTTGCAAATCCAGCAGTAGAATCTACATTGATAGTTGTAGAAGCAAGACTACTGAAAGTAGCAGTAAGTGCTGTTGTTTGTTTGAATTCAACTGTGCTGTCTGTAGTAACGATAGAACAGGTTTCACCGGCCTTTACACCACGCATACTTGTAACTTTGACTTTACCTGTACCGTAATCTGCGTTGGCTGTAGCAAGAAACTCATTATGTACACCGACTTGGTTACTACTCCCTTCCAAAGTAAATGCAGGGTCGAAAGTCACACGTGCTTTACTGACTCTATCTTCTTTGTTAATCAAGTCAGCAAGATTTTGTGCGGTTGTTGTAGAGTCAAAATCGGCTCGCCATTGTGATGTAGATGTACCGGCGGTCAGTGTAGCCGCACTCCCGTTACCGGGCGACATTACAATTGAGCCTGAAATCGCTCTAACATCTTCGGGTAGGTGAATTCGCGCTTCTGCCGCACCAATCTCTCTATAGTCATCACCTTGCCACAACTCAATACGTAGAATCTGCTGTACATTACGGAAAAGAAGTGGCGCTGTACCAACATAATCAGTGTAGTATCGGCGTCTGTATGGCTTGTAAGTATCGAAATTGATGTATTCTCCTGTAACAAGATAGGGTCGCCATGCATTGTGTGTGAGATTGTCAATCTTATCTTGCATAATTTTGATAAGATGCTCTACGTGATTCTTGGTCACGCCACGTGTGCGACCGTTGGTAAACGATGCTTGATTTTGCACATACGTATTGTCTGCCGCTTGGTATTTTGAAACATCCAAACCCTCACTAATGAATCCCAAACCAACACCATTCGATGTTGAAACTATTTCTGTAATTGTTGCCGTGAAACCCAAAGGGTCCGCATCGGAATATACGAGAATAGTATCATCAACAGAAAAACCAATGTTTCTGTAATCGGACCCGGTGATGTATACCTTTGCAACATCATTAGAAGAGCCACCAATAACAGATAATGTTGTATCAGATGAAACAAGAACTGCCTCTTGTGGTCCGATACCAAGTAAATCAGCCACCTTTTGTGCGGTTGTATAGACGATAGCATCAGGGTCCAAAGGACGAGTTTCCGCTTCTCCGGGGCTGAATACTACGGGCAATCATCTCACATCCTGTTCTTTTCATCACGATGTCCGAGATTATATTCCATTGGTCTACCACATGAACCACATTTGGCTGTCCACATGAAGTGGAGAAGACCACAGTGTTTACATCTTGTGCCTGAACCAATATTGAGAATGTCACCCACTTCAGATGTACGAGAACGTTGTGATTTGACTACACCCTGTAGAGGGCGGTCTGTATTCATGACCTTGTTGTGGTCAAAATTTACGTCAGATACAACGCCTTGTTTCTGCGAACGGGATATGTCTTCAAAGTCGATAGACCTAACATCGAACCCCATACATATTCCTCACGCTCAACTTGTAGTCACAATAATGTAAATGTTACCGAGAACGGTAAACGGGTCGGCTGTTGTACAGGTATTACTACCAATAGCAGTAGTAATAGCCGTTTGAATAGCCGATACGTCATCTACAAATTCCTTTTGGGAAAAAGGACCAAGTATGGTACAAGATTTTGCCACGGAGAATCAACTCCGTAATCAACTTCTACGACCGAGCGCCCACCAGCGACCTGTCATGCTTGATACACATTCGATAACTAAACCTGTACCACCGGTATGGTTTACGAATGCACCGTCAACACCAGCGCCTGTTTGGGCGCCACCTTGGTCTGCCATAACACCTGATGCCAAAACTTCAACCAAAAGTCCGGTCAAGTCAATAGAACCGGTGTCAACGCTTGCTGCATTCCATGTGCCTGTGTAAAGCATCATATTTCCGATTGCTGTTGGTCTTTCATCTACTGTACTGCTAAATGCCATTATTCATCATCTCCTTGTGGATGTTCCTCGACAGGTGACTCTTCTACTTGAACTTGCTCATTGTTTTGGCCTTCACTTAGGTAGTTACCAACCAATTCAAGAGCGCGGCCCTTAGTGGTGTAACCCGAAGGTACAACACCATTTGTAGATAGCCATGCGAGAATGTCTGTGCGCTTCCAACCTGCATCGGGTACGCCATCAATAGTGGGTGCTTGTTCATCACCTTCGATAAGCCAATTTTCAGGGGCTAATCGTACACGCCACTTGTTGAGCCATTCACGTGACACCTCATGGGCCTCACCACGTATTCGCGGTGTAGGTCCATCGAGGGTCACACTGTATGATGGCCCAAGATAAGTTACAGTAGGCACTGTAACTCACCTCAATTGAGTAGCATTAGTGTTGCTGTGAACTGACCACCGGCTTCACCGTGAGCCACAAGTGCTGGTAGTGAACCACCGGTCTTGGTAGCAGGTGCAGTACCTGTGTTGGTGAAAGTCAACTGTAGGTCTTTATCAGTCACGTTGAAAGAGTAACCGAGAATTGCTACAATCTTTGAAGCACCTGCACTGATAGTCAATGTTTGTTCATTAGCATCTGCCAAAGTAGCCTGAATGGTTACCATTCGCATACTACCTACTGCGTTACCGTCTGCGTTTGCTGCATTGAAACCTGTTAGTGTGCCGGGGTATGAGCCACCGCTGTTACCACTCAACCAACCTGTCTCGTCTACAGGTGTTCCTGTTCGCATATCAAGGTCCAAAAGAACCGAGACTGTTCCTGTTGAGAAATCGCCGTCATCGAATGAAATTTCCAATCCTTTTCTTGTGTATGTCTCTGTTGCCATAATTCATCATCTCCATTTTTATTTTTTTTGTGTTCCTCACTTAAGGTCACGGATTGAACCTTGACCTCCGAAGAAAGTAGTCCATAGTTCGCCCATTGAGCGGTACATTCCCTCTTGTCCGAGGCGGTTGATGGCGAATGGGTCGCCGGTTTCAATACCACTCTCAAAGTATTGGGTTGGAATTGCTGTACTGAAGTACAGGTAGTCAGTGTCAAGGAAGTACATACGGCTTAGACCGTCCTTTGTAACGTCCTTGCTTGGAATGATTGGAACACCGTTGTATGTTGCAACGATGAAACCAGCCTCAAGACCGGGTACACCCTTTACACCGTTGTAGGTTGGGGTGACACGCTTCTCTTCCATGAATCGCTGTTGCGACTGTAGTAGTTGCTGTAGACGCATTAGTGTGTCATAGCCTGTTAGGATAACCTTGGGGTTACCACCACGTTCCCATACTTGTTGGAACAAAGTGTCCAAGTGGTCAAGGGAAAGAGTTCGGCGGCTACCTGATGCACGGTCTGCACCACAGTTGACTTCAGCGTTTGACCATGAGTTTGCACTTCGGTCGATGCTGTAGATGTCAAGGTCGTTTGCACCACAGTGGTCAGTACCAGCGCTTGCACCGGTTTCCATAGATGTTAGTCCACCGCTTGCACCACCGTCGTTTCCTGTAACACGGTCGAGTGATTCAAAGTCGTTACCGGCTACGGTTTCGGAATCCTCAAGAAGCATCTTGTTGATATGCTCTGCGTGGTGCTTGCCCATCTCTTCTTTGAGGACAGCACGAATGTCGCCAAGTCCATCGTCCTTGTCTGCCAAGAACATTGCAGTTTCGCTCATGTCGAATGTGTGTACAATCGTCTTGGGCTTTGCTGCAATGTGCTGGAAGGTAGGCTTGGTTGTGTCAGGTAGGGTTGCGTTCTCTGCAACACCGCCACCAACAGTGAAGGAAGGTCGGGACGTAATAACACGCCATCCACTTCGCTCCCAAGGGCGCTTGGGTAGAATGCTGAAAGCATTGAATTCTTGGTTCAACTGTGACCAAACCTTGCGACCGTAAATCGCTTGGTAAGTACCACCGGTTGTGGACAGCATAGGGCTGTCAGCCTTGAGTAGTTCTGAACCACTGTATGAGTAGCCCATTGCGTTACCTGCGCCGTAGAAGTAGCGCTCCATGTCTGTGATTGTTCGGATGTAATCTCTTGCCATTTTTCATCATCTCCTTTTTTCATTATTGTGTGTTATTCATGCACCTCGGAACGACTCGTCTGCAAGTCGGTGTACCTCATCCCAACTCATGTGGGCGAGGTCCTCGGTGGATGGAATGGTTACAGTGCTTCGGGACTGTGACTTTGCAATCATAGTGCTTTCCGAAGAAATGTTGTCAATGCGCTCACCGAGTGCTTCGATAGCCTTGGTGATTTCTGCAAGTGGGCCGCGAGCATCGAATTGCTGCTGCTCTTGCTTCTGAATTGCTTGCTGAACTTCGTTCTCGTAGCGAGTGGCGAATTGTTGTTCAAGAGTGCCACGGAACTGCTGTTCTTCTGCGGCGGCCTTGTAAACTTCGTATGCGGCCTCAATGTCTGCATCAGATACCGTGTCAGCGGTCAAGTAACCCTTCTTTACAGGTCCCAAAGCACCTGCTGGTTGCTTGCCACCACTTGCGGAAACTGCATTTGCAGCGCCTGTGGATGGTGAACCGGATTCTTGTCCACGGCCACGAACTTGACCAGCGAAGTAGTCAGCACCATCAACAGCATCAGGGTTGTCGAAACCGCCGAGTTGTGCCTTGTTCAAGTCATCAAAGTGCTGTCGTGCTGCACCTGTGTCAACACCTGCACTCTTGAGAGTGTCTTCCATCCATGAAAGGTATTCAGCAGTAATAACATCACTGTATTCGTCACCCTTTTCCATGTTGTACATCTTCTCTTCTTTGTCATCATCTTCGTCTTTCTTTTCATCTTTTTCTTCAGACATAGGTTTGTCCTCCTTCTTGTCTTCCATGTGTTCACGAAGTTGAGGTGGCATACCCTTCTCCATTGAGTCGAGTCGTCCTTCAAGTCGTGTCAATACGTCGTTCATTTGTTCCATTACGTTATCATCTGTCATAGTGGTGTCCTCCTTCAATATACGAAAGGATGCTTCGGGATTAATCCCTTTTTCACAAATTGTAATTTCGTGAAGTTCAAGTTTACTGATTTCTTGGTAGTCGCCGTGTTCTCTGTCACTCTTGCGCATTCTCTTGAATGCTTGACCACCGATTGAGAAACCGGTAAGGTTACCTGCACGAATTTCTGAAGCCACTTCACGTGCCTTCTCAATATCGTTGCGTAGTTTGACAACAACAAACATACCTGTGTCATCCACTTCGGATTTCCACATACGTCCATCATTGTCTGTATAGGTGGGGATAACAGTCCCAACCTGAATGTTAGAATGAGCGAGTTGAACATTCGCATGTTCAGGGGCTGCCATGAACTTCTTGAAAGCGTCGTTCAATGCCCCGCGTGTAATAAGGTCGCCCTGCTTGTCAACCAATTCTACGCTTGCGTAACCCGCTACAACCAAATCGTTCCCGCTCTTCAGCAGGGTCAATTCAGTAGGATTGCGCATTCGCAATTGCCCAAGCATGACCCCCAAAGGTCATGTCATACTATATGAAGGTAGATTATGATAATCGGACTGTTGGTTGGTCATCCTCAATGTCAAAATCGACGGACTCCCCCTCATCTGACTCTAATTTTGCATGTGTAAGTCGATGTTTACCTTTTTTGCCAACCGAGGTGGGTTTTTCAGGGTCTTCACCGGGTCTTGGACGCATATCATAATCAGGTAATGTTGAATCATCTCTCAATTTTGTAGGCCCACTTGGTGACTCTACGGGTGTTGCCATGTCAATTCCCAATCCTTTTGGTCCTGACCATGACATTTTTTCTTTGGCTATTACATCTAATGCTCGCAAAGCAATTTCCAATGCTTTGACCATTCTCGGTTTGAGTAGAATGTTTCTTTCCTTTTGGTCAAGAATACCGGCTGATTCCCTTTCAATACGCTTAGGGTCAATTTTTTTGGGTACAACATTGACTTCATCATCCTTGTCCATTTTTTCCACATACCCGTTTAACATCAAAGATGCTATAGGACTCCAAAATGGTCGAAGACTTTCTGACAATTGGAATGAGTAGTTGCTCTTTTTCAAATCACCCATTACACATACAGGTTCGTTGAGATACCATGTGTCATTGAATTTGTTTACCTGATATTCTACAACATCCACGTCATTGAGTAAAATCTTGATTACATTCCCATCATAGTCAATACTGTGAGGTATGAGTACGGGAGCAAAACTCTTGGTCAACAATGACAATGATTCAGCACTCGCTGGTCCTTCACCTTGTCCTTCTTTGTCAATTGAAGTGAATTGCACATTGTAAACATCACGACCACCTCGTGTTTTCTTTGCTACACCTGCTATCACACCTTCAACAATATCACCTTCAGCAAATGGTTTAGCAACGCGGTGTGCAGTACCCACATCCATGTAATGCTTACCTTTGTATTCAACAGCACGATTCCCAAGCCCTTCGGGTGTAAGAATAGGACCTGCACCTAATTGATATGTGAATGGGCCTTTACCACGCTTGTCAAGAATAATGAAGTTCAATGTTTTACCTTCACGTAGAATCAACCACTTAGGATGACGCTTTTCTCCTTTCATGTATGTAGATTGGGCGTCACGAAGTAACACATATCCGTCACCTTTCAACTCATTAGCCGCTGTCTCCAACCCTTCTCTATCAGTTACACGTGTATTGAATGGACCGGGTATGGCAATTCCATCATAACTTTCTAACTGCCCACGGAGTATTTTCAATCGCTCGTTTGTTTTCATATCGGTGGTGTCAGTACCATCATACGATAATATGTCAATGATATTGAATTCTTCATCATTAAGAATACCATCGACAATGTAATTTTTGTCACTTAACTTAGACGCAGCATCTCGTATCTTCTTTGGTACACCGCTCTTCTTACCATTTTCATCAAGGAACAATACATCATCATCTTTGACCAAAAGCAATCGCTTTCCTTCATACCATGTAGATACGACCCACGAATCACTGAAACCTCTGAACTCTTTCAAATCATCAAGTGAAAAGATACGATGCATAGGTCGAATCAAAGGAATCCAATCTTCCTTACTTGCTTTCATCAACATTACATCAGGATTCAACAAACCTTCTAAAAATTCTGTCATCTCACCTGTAGAAATACTCATTGGGTCTTCGGATTGCATACCCTGATAACCCACATCACGATATTGTTGACTTTGTTGTGGTGTGACACCGGGTTGGTCCATTACAGAATTTACAATTTCCTTACCATGTAAATCGTGTAGTGCATCTAAAGGCACAGAATGTAAAGGTGTGGGATTTACCTTATCACCAAATATCGGGTTACCGTCTACATCAAACTCAAAACCAAATGTTGGATTGGCTTCATATCCAAAGTCCATCCTACCTGCATCGAACAAATCCCACACTGTACTAACGGCTTGAGGTGTGGGCGCAGAGATGGGTCTGTTCTTTCCCCAATCTGCTGTTTGAAGAATTTCTTCTTGTACAGGTATTTGTTCTACCTCACCTTCAGGTGAAAGCGCATCAGGTGTAAATGCAATCAAACTATCAAGATGATTTTTTGTATCTTTTGTGGGCCTCTTTAGAGATGTAGATTTTAGTTGACCTCGCCCATGCACATCGGATGTAAATGTCATTAACCCGTGATTAGCCATATTTTCTCCAAACATTCCTTGATTCAAATACCGCATAATGCCACGAGGTAGTGAGTGAATCTCGTGTTTTTTCCAATTCGACACTCTACTTCCCGGTGTTGAGAATTGACTTGAAACAGACTTTTGCCCCTCATCAAGTAAATTATGATAATCAGATTCATGATAATCAGTTGTATCAAAACCAGCAATTGAATCTGTATTACCGGATGTAATCATAGAATTCAAACTTGAAACATGAAGTGGTATGTTCATGGCATTGGATTGGTCTATGACTTGACGCACATGTTCTTTATGTTCAGGTGTAGAAGATAATCCTAAAGCCTTTAATGCCTGACTTACACTCATATTTCCATCAATCATTGTACCGTGGTCTTTGAGATAGTTTGCAATATCAGCATGATGTTTACCCTCACCCAAATCTTTGGTAGGTGATTCCGCTACAGTTCTTGATACTTTGTAACCATAGTTGGTTTGCCCATGAGCGTTGTGTGGTGCTGAAAGTAACCAACGATTTGCCATGCGCATAAGTTGTGAGGAATTGTGTAAAAACTTCATTTTATTTTCAGGGTCGAACGCATCAGGTTGATTTTCTTCTACCATAGGTTTGAGAATTTTTGCAGCACCAATAATGGCTTCCATATCATTTTTGTAAAGTTCACCCTTTTGCTTGGCTCTTTCTTTCCACCAATTAGATTTCTTTGACGACTTTGGTTGAATGTTACTCGCTTGTTGTTGAAGTTGGTACAACTCACCTCTCAAATTTTGCATTTGGTCACGTATCATATTGATACCTTCAGGTGTTAATTCATTGTGAATAAATTCATCATCATCGAGTAATTGTTCTAATTTCATTAATTCTGTAGCAACCATTTCCTCTTGTCTTGTAGAAGGATAGTGTGAACCCATTCCAAGGATGTTTTGAATACCTTGAATTTGTTCTCGCTTGTGCCTTTCAACAGCCTCTTCTTGAGTTTCTGAATCAATCGTTTGTGGGTCAATCACAGCAATATCGCTCATCACCGCATTTAATCGAGAACGGTCATCACTCGACAGTGCAGAAAAATCACCTTGATTCAAATATTCAGCAATAACTGCTGGATTTCTTGTATTCAATAAACGCGATACAACACCAATAGCATACTGTTGGTCCATCTCTTTTTCTGAAGTAATCATATCTTCAGGTTTCACTGTTTTGGCTGATGTTTTTATTGTAGGTGACCAACCCACAAAATCAAACCATTGTGATGGTACATCACCTGTACTCACAGGTGCGCCTGTTGATTGAAGTGAATTCAAGTCATGAACTTTCTTTTTTTGTGGATTTTCAGGTGGTAGAATATGTCCCAAAATGGTGGCACGTAAATGTGCATCAACGGCTTGACGTTGTGAAATTTTGTCAGAAGCACCTTCACCATATCCTTCGGGGTTAGAGGCGAATGTATATTCTGTTATAGGATGACCACCTACAGGTGCATCCATAGAACTACCATGAATTTCTTGTTGTCTTTCTGCATTGGTTCTATTCATTGCCCAATTTGTGTATTCAGGCGACCTCGCTGATAGATGGTCTGTGATATTATTTTTGAATGACGAACCTTGGCGTGAAAGAGTGCCGTCGCTATTGTGTACAGCCCTTGTAACATCATGAGCATTAATATGGTATTCCGGTGGCATTGCAGTAAGCAATTTTTTCCACAAAGTTTTGCCACTTTCAGGGTCCAACTCTTCTCCTACATGCATGGGTGCTACGTAAGGTGCTACGTGACCTACAATGTTCATTAGATTTTTATTGACAATCAACCCACCCGCATCATCAATCTCTCCAAATGGTGATTTTTTGGTCATGGGGTCCATAAGCATGTGATGAATAAACTCCATGTATGTGGGTAAAGCGCGTCCCACACCCCCCATTTGTGCGAATGGTTTCCACCAATAATGCGCGTTACCAATTGTATGTTCACCACTCGGCACTGTCTCAAATAAATCATCATCGTGGTATTTAGGATTGGGACCAAATCTTGCTTTTTTGTGAGCCAAAGCATTTCGTATATCTTTACCAAGAGCAGCCTGACCTGAATATTGTGTAGCCTCCTTTACCAAATCTTCTAAGTCATCTTTTGGAATAATTGGGTTTTCCAACTCCCCGTATATTGGATGGTCAGGCATATGTTCACGTGTTTCAGGATGATACCCTGCGAGATAATACAAATCTTCCATCGAAAGATTGTTTCTCATTGGGTCAATAACACCGTCAATTGCTCGGTGTTTTTTTACAGCCTCACGTATTTCTTCAATCGAGTGTTTTTCAGGCAACCCCTTCTCTTTCATAGATTTGGTGTGCATACCAAACCGTGGTAAAATATTGAACTTGTCAGAAATATCATTTCCTTCTTCATCTGTTTTTTCTTCAATTTCAGGATGCAAGTTTAGTTGTTCAAAAATCATATCCGCAATAGACGAGTTATCATCATATCTTGGCATGTAAGACATTTGATTTAATGCGTGTTGAAGAAAACGATTCTCTCCGCCATGAAAATCATTCTCATTGCTTTCAGGTCGGTGATGTGCATTCGGCGCATGTACAGAGTGAGAACGCGCCCACCAATTCATTTCAGGTGTTACACGTTCCATAAAGTTGTAAACGAAACGAGCCATTGGTAATATTGTACCATCGGGTAAAGTGACTTTTTGCGCATCTTGTGATACACTACCTTTCTCCATCATGTGGTCGTATACGGCTGTTCTCTCTTCGGGAGAAAGCCATTCAAGACCCATGTTGTAACCAAACCAACCCAATCCATGACCATGATGTACACCTTTACCTTCGTACGAGGGTTTGTTGGCATCTTCCATTTCTTGGAATACATCTTCGTATGAGAATTCTTTTTCAGGAGGTGCTTCAAATGTAGTGTCATCACTGTCCCATTCATCGGCTCTTGCTTCAAAATGTTCTTCTCGCAGTTCAGGATTATCGTCGTTTTTCCCATGCCCATTGTCTAATTTCCAACGTTGAAAATCTCTTTCGTACAAATCGTGATTACTTTGTACTGTTGTCCCATGAAGTGTAAGAGGGCCGCCAAAATTGTAGACACGTTCATTGCTATCTTTGTCTTTCTCACCCATGACAACAGGATTATTTTTTGACGCATGATGATTGTGCCACTTCATTTCATTTTCAGCCTGACGTTCCGATACTGATTTTTCAGTAGGTGAGGGTTTCAAATAATAATCTTTGAGAAGATGCTTCAACATCGTATCGCCCGATACAGCATGACGGCGAAGTAATGGGTGAAAATTTTCGTGAAATGGATGTGTCTTTGCGTAATGATGATTTGCATTTGAAGTAACATCAGGCCATGCGGCGTGTCTTACACCTTTGTTTGCAGAAGATGTATGTCTATCTACCCACGGGTGGTTAGAAGGTTCGCTACTCAACCCTTCCATACCATACAGATAAGCAGCAGTTTGTGTCCCACCTTTACCACCAACTTCAGCAGCAGATGCTCCTTCATCTTCTGCTTCTTCTTCGTACCCTTCATTTTTCCAAATGTAGTAATGCATCAATCTACGTGACATTGTTTTGCAAATTTGAGAAAGTGAATCTTCGGGTGTATAATCAAGATTATCGTAGGCGAGCAAATATTCTGCTGCACTACGGTCTAAATCATAGCCATCGTCTAATGACTTAAGCAAATCATCTCTTCTTAGAATAAACAGAGATGTGGGGTCGAGTAACACACAAAATCACCGCTTATGCCAGCGGTCGATAATCAAGACATGCATTCAAATCCATACCTTGATGTAGCCTACAACCACTACGTGTTGTACCTCCACATGCACCGCAAATTTGTGGAGCGTGACCCATTTCAGCAGCCTCTCGTCGCTCGGCCATTGGATTGGCTTTGACAACAATTACAGGTTTTTTACTCACGTTATCACTCAATCCAATTTCAAAGGTTTACGTTCACCTGAAGCATCTTCTCTTTCAGCACCTGTACCTTCATGTGGATTTAGTTTACGTCCAAGACCATCCATTGATACATTTTCCTTTGCCTTCTTGTTTTTTGGCTTTGGTGCATCTTCAGTTTCAAGTGGTCTTTGGTTAGTAGAAAAGTATTGCGATGCTGTTTGACCACCTGTTTCTCTTACGAAATGTGGCACAGAGTCTTTACTCTTTTCAGGTGTGTAACCGGGTTGTGCTTTTTCCATTTTACCATCGCATTGTGCTTTTTGCTTTTCTGTACATTCGGAGTATTTCTTACCGAAGTTTTTCATGCAATATTTATCCTTTTCAGCCATGTCGGCCTTAGCCATTTTACCACCACAGCCCATTTTGCACATCCCTGCTTTGTCTAATTTACCACCTTTACAGTGCGGGCAATCTTTACCCTCTACTGCTTTTTCAATTCGACGTTCTATGGCTGCTGCTTTTTCAAGCAACTTTGTTGCTTCGTAACTGTATTTTTCAAATCGTGGCTTCACTGAATCATCTCCTTGGCTCTTGCTCCTTCGGCCATTTCGTGTATGTCGTCCCAACTCATAGAGTGGAATTCTTCATTCGATTGTGGAATAGCAAAACCTGTCTCATTTTTCAAAAGAATTGGGTCATCGTTTCGGAATGGGTCGGGTAATACATCTTCAGCAAATGGTGTAGCCGTTTTTACAAAACCCGCTTTCTTCAACATGGCTTCAGGATTTGAAAACATAGAGCGAAGGCGTTGGTTTTCCGCTTTCAAAAGTTGAAGGTCATTGTCCATACCTTCCATCTTGGTAATGAGAGCGTTCATTAAACGCTCGGTTGTGGAAGGCTCTTCAGCCATTTTACTCACCTTGATTCACTCGGCGTCCAAATGTTCCTGTGTGTGGTCGCATAGCAGAATTGTGCCGACCGGAGGAAATGAAGCCCGGAAGCGTTTGACCGGACACAACACCCGAAGGTGATACAGAAGCGTCTTGGAATTTCATTACAGCAGCGTTACCGGCGAAATTTTCTTCAGGAACGTAGTTGTTACCCTTTTGAACAGCCGCGTGAATATCATCGGATAGATAATCTGCGAACTTTCTAATTTCTGACAAATGTGTTTGTGCTGAAGTAGCATCACCATCTGCAAGAGCCTTGTTAAAAGCCTCTGTGTGTTGTTGCAATTTCCGCGCCATCGGGTCCATTTTCTTCAAATCCATACTGAACACTACCCCTTCGCACGGTACACTTGTTTATGAGGGTTTAGGCCCCTCTTGGCCTCCGAGCATCCATTAATGCTTGTTGATTACGCATTCCTTGAGTGGGTGGTAATCCTCTTTGTTGCACCGATGTGACAGGTGAACCAGCGCCCGGTGAACCTCTTTGTTGTGGTCGCGCTGGACTTCTCGGAGTGCGTATACCCATACCTTCACCACCCGGTTGCGAAGGTGGCATCATTGGTCTTTGACCGATACCCGGTTGAGGCGGCATCATCGGCATACCCGGTGGCATAGCCCTTGGCATTTGTCCACCCATAGCACCCGGTGGCATACCCGGTGGCATCATTGGGGGAGCGCCTCCGGGTGGCATACCTCCGGGGGGTGGGGCGCCACCCGGCTGCGCGGGGGTTTCAGGAGGTGGTTGAGTGTAAGTAAAGCGAATGTCACGGTCACCTTGTTCTAACAATTCAGGTTTGTAACCCAACATCATCATTCGTTGTGCTAAATTAACTTCCATCTCATCACGGCGTAGTCGTGTAATTTCATCTTCTTCTTCATTCGGATAGAGAGTTAATTTCCAATCTGTAATGCCCATATTTTTCAGTAGCCTTGGGAATAACAATTGTGTGTAGACTTTTTGCCCAAATTCTACAGCACGATTGGTTACAAGAATTTGAAGTCCTTCGTTATTCAAACCACCGGACTTACCATTGTCAACCATAAAAATACTCGATACACCAAAGAAGGCTGCGATACGATTACGTATTTCATCACGCACAGCAATATACTGCATCTCTTCTAATGTGTCCATGAACTTAACCCAATTCACACCACCTCTACCACTACTCGACTCAATACCGACTTTGGGTATGTAGTGTGGGTCACGTTCCATTTTCTCATCAACAGATTTCCAAAATGATTTCATTGATTCCAAGTTGTCTGTTGTAACTGAAATAATACCCTTTGGTGAACGTCGTTTTTGGTATGCTGTATACATGTAATTGTCCATTGCTGTCAACGTCATGGCTTGTCGCCACATTGTGTTCACAGGTGATGTACCATACAATTTCGATGGTTGATACTTACTAATGTGTATTACTTCATCCTTAACGTAGTATTGTGTTTTACCACTACCTGCCATATTGACGTAATGGACTTCATGCATTTTACTACCACAAATTTCACAATTTCCTTCTTGACCGGGACTGTGTACTTGGTCACGGTGAACTAAACATGTTTTATATCGCCCACCACGTACTCCACGTTTATCCGCTACAATACGCATAAACACAGGGTCACCACGAACAATGTCTTTGATACGATAAAATGACACTTCATTTGTTTCAGGGTCAATGTAGTATTCTTTGACTAAAACAAGGAATGCGTCATCAACAATTTCCAAGTCTCTTTCAATTTCATGAATGACTTGCAAGAATGTTTGTTCCATACTATTTTCTTGTTTGAGTAACCACTTTGCATATGTGGTTTGGTCGGAGTCAGGTTTACGTGTTTCACCACCACACGAAGGACATTCTTGTACTTCATGTTGGAATTCTTCATCACATTCTACACATTTACTTTCAAATTTCTTTTCCCAATAATACCCACGACGGAAAATTTCTTGTCCAAGTTTTGATATTACAGTACGAAGAATTAGATTTTCTTTTGACACCGCATACAATGCAGGGATAGTAATACCCTGCGCCATAATGGGTTCTTGTATACCACTTGACCAAAGTGGCATTGTTGGTGTAGGTGTTTGACGCCTCTTGAATGGATTTCTCAAAGCCGAAAGGAAACGTGAAATTCGACCTTCTTCTTCATCAGCCATTCTACAATCCCTCCGCGTACTTTGTCAAATCTTCGGCCCCAATGCCCCAATCTTGTAATAGCGCAGATGCTTTTCTCTTATCATCTTTCCAATTTTCATAAGTGACCAAACGCTTCAACTCACTTTTTCTTGCAATATCTGTATTATCAATATATTCTAACACCGCTTTTGCTTGCAATCCTTTCATTTTCAAATGTGGTAAAATACCTTTCAAGAGTTTTTGTATATCGGCTTTTGAGTTAAACATTAAACGATGTGTGGTACGATTACTTTTCTTACTGATTCTTTGGTCAAGAGCAAGGTTACCACACCCAAGGGCTTTGTGCATTTGTTCACAATGTGTTCGGCCTCGTGTACCTGTGGCTACAAATGATGCCCGTGGCTCTCCACGTTCAGTGATGAAAATACTCCCATCAGCGTCAAGGAATCCCGCTGCATATGACCAAACATCTTTGATAATCAATCCCGTATGGTCCATTTTTACAAATGTCCCTCTTTGCGCTCCTTTGTAAATATCTAATTCTTCACCATACATTTTCAGAAGTTTACTCATAGACGCAGGTGTAATCTCTTCTTTTTGAGTATTTTTCAATACACCTGCCTCAAGTCCATTTTCTACAATTCTTCGACTCGACAATGGACCTTTTGTTTGCAATTCACTCGCAGCAAATTCTAATGCATTCTGTTGATGTTTAGCCAAATTATCTGTTTGCCTAAGTGTTGTGCGCCACATTTTCTTGGCTGTGCTACGGTCTGACATTGCTGTGGCCCATGCTTGTTCTTCTTCAGGACCCCATGCACTTTCATGTGTGTCAAGTTGTTTTAACGTGGATTCTGCTTTTTCATACATTTCACATGCCTGTATGAGTGATGAAGAACGTGTTTCTCCAAATTTACGTAACGATTTCAAATTGGTGTCTGACAATCCGAGATTACGAATAGCATAATCATGTTCGTCAGACCATGACAATGATTTGATAGTGGCTTGTGTTTCCAACGCTTTGAGAGTACGTATGTCTTCAATCATCCCATCAATTTCATCTGTTTGAGATTTGTCATGTCGTCGCATTTTACGAAGCGAACGTATCAAATCATCAGCAGAACGACCGATTGAACTTTCTAACCATCCATCACCATTCGGTGGAAAACTAAATGACTTGTAAACATTTGATGTTGAAAGAGATGATTTGGTTTCCATAGGCATATCTTCAGATGAAAAATTAGGATGTTGCGAAAGTGCCGTAAGTACGCTTTTGGTCATAATATCGTCAACCTCTACAGGTATGTCGTACTCATCACCAATCAAAGCAGACCCCCACATATGACCACCCAAGTGTCCTCATCTTATAGGGTTAGTCCCTGACCAAAAATTCCCATGCTTTTTTCATTGCTTTTTTGTCAGGCTTCATTGTATCTTCAGGCTTTTTTGGAGCATGAGGTGTAACCGCAATTACAATTGCCACGCCTTTCTTTTTCTTCTTGTTATCTTTCATGGTATCATCCATCCATCGTTAGTTGATTTTTTCTTACCACCGGCAAACCAATTGTCAAATCCGGGGAGGTAGTCATCAAGTAGCATCACGCTTCCCTTGAATTCCTTTGTAGCCCAATTTGCCAAAGCAAGGGCCATAGCCAAGTCGTCATGCACACCAACGGACTCAAGCCGCCCATTTTTCTGCATTCCGAATCGTGTGAGTTCTTCTTCCAACTTGTGTGTAAACTTCTTGCTACGCTCATCACCATAGGGGGTTTTGATTTGACCTTGCTCAAATGCCAATAGAAGTGACATGAACAAACTTTCCTTTTTTGTGCGCGTGGTCATGAAAGTGCGAATTGGAATATCTTCACGAAGTTCTTTCAATTCAGCCTCAAACATTCTTTGAAAATTGTTACCTTCAAGTTCGATAAGGTCAGGTTGAAAACGACTATTGAGAAGAACCATCTGTCGCTTTTGTGCCATAGAGTTCATTCCTTTTTCGTGAACAACATTGACAATCTGTTTGATGTTTGCTTCACCCGGCGGCAACCGCATTGTCATCATCGCTGTATAGTCAGCATTTTTGTCAGAAGCAATTGCAGGGTCCCAACCAATAAAGTGTTGACCAAATACACCTGAACGCTCGCCTTCTTCATTGTAATCTGATTCGGCTTTATCGAGCAATACCAATTCAGGGTCACGCGCAGTTTCAAGAAGTGCCATCGGGAACATACTCGCTACATCGTGAATCGGCTCACACAAATACTCACGAGTAAATTGCATGGCTGGCATCGACATACGACGTTGTTCCAATGCTTCTATATCCCAACGTTCAGGCCAAAGCGGTTCTCCTTCTTTGTTAATCGCGGGATATGTTTCAACAGTGTACATGTCTTTCTGTTCCAATTCAGCATACAAGTCATTGTAACTAAACGGTGTACCGACCATCATCAAACGGGCTGTGTGGTGAAGTACAGGAAGAAGAACAGCATAGAACCAATCAGCGGCTTTCTGAAGTTCACTACCTGTGGTTCCCCAAAGAATATCGTCACAGACTACAACATCGGGGTGGAAACCACGTGTTGCACCACCGACCGACTTTGCCATCATACGAGAACCATTGGTAAAATCAAAATATGATTTTGCCCAAGGACGACCTTCAGGTTTCAAGTGATGCAAACACTCGGTGTTTTCGATGATATTCCGAATCATTCTCATGTGTTCAAGCGTCTGTTCCAAAGAATGTGAAAAAATCATAATGTGTGTATTGGGATTAAATGCTGCAATCCACAAAGCATAGGACATGAAGAATACAGATTTACCGTGGTCACGACTCGCTTTAACACAATAGTATCGGTTTTCTTCCAATCCTTTTTTCCACATCTCATGGTGATTGTTGAAATGTACATCATAACCGAGGTCAGCAACTTCACTGAAAAAATACTTGAAAGACTTCGCAGACATTTTACGGTCCATCTCAAGGATGAACTGTTGCATATCTCCGTCTGTCATTGTATCATCTCATTTTCAAGAACACTTGCGAAGCAAAATGCCCCACTTCGTGTGGTGTCATATCTTTGAGTACGTCACTGTAAACATTCATGAAAGCAGACACGAATGATTTGTCAAAAATATCTCTCGCTTTTCTTCTCTTTGAAAATTTAGGGTCAACAGGTATTTCTGAAGCCGGTCCAAATGTAATTTCATTTGTTATTGGGTCTTGATACGAGTCATCTATTCCAAGAACATTGGCTTTTTCTTGAACTGCTGCCGCTGCTTGTTCCGGTGAAAATACCATACCCGGTGGTAATTCTTCACTATACTTCCCTAAAGTTCTCCGTGCTTCTTTAACAGGTTGTGGAGCAAAAATTCGATTCATTTCTTCATCAGAAATCGGTCCATCGGGATATGACGGATATGACGGTGGTGTAGATTGATTACTAAATCTTTGGTCGTATAATGTTGTAAACCCTGCTTTGGCTGCTGCGGCTGCTTGTTCCGGTGTAAGAGTGGATGATGGTGGTGTAGATGTAACGGGTAAAACAGGTGCTGGCGTTGCAGGTGAAGGTGCCGCTGCCGCTGGTGCTGCTGGTGCAGAGGCTACAGGTGCAGCGGGTTGTGGTGGTGGAGTTGTAGCCTGTCCTCCTTGTACAGCAGTTTGTAAAATATTATCATGATTTACGGGTGTAGCCGATGCTGCTGCTTGAGCGGCGTTAGAGGCTTCAGGTGTTAAATTAGGATGAGAGTCTTCTTGCACCACCTTCTCTTCAACTTGTTCTTCTGCATCTTTTGGGTCAGCAGCAGCGTATGGATTTAATGACCCTGAAGGGTCTAATGTAGCGTATGTTGCACCTGCTGTAACAGGTGTGCTAATCACACTTCCTAAACTACCACTTCTACTTGCACTTGCCAAATTATCTGCTGCGGATAATCCAGCACCTAATGCTGCTAAACCTTTACCAGCAACACTTGCAAGCGCTCTTGTTTTTGGCATTGCTCCCCGTTCTACAGGACCACCGGGTGCATCAGGTGCAAATTTACCTGTACCTCTAAATTGATGGTATAAATCTTCTATAGTGGGTCTTTTCCCCGATGGCACCATTACTTGTAAAGGCGACGAACCACCACCGGGCGTAACACCAATTTCTGCACCCTCTTGTTTTAGTACGGCAACAGGCTTCTTCATCACACTTCAACTCCTGAATTAATCTTGATTACCTTGACAACATTTGGTTCTACATTGTATGTTTTTGCAATACGAAACCAATCACCCGTTGAATGTGAAATCGAATGTACGTCCTCACGTGTTAGATTCAAATGTTTCGCTAACAATCGAGAATCACGAAAATGTGGTTTTTGATGTTTTAAAATTGAAACATCACTCTTTGCATCGGCCATTTGCAATCTTTCCAATTGTTTCAATACTCTTTCCATAATGGGTAAATGTGAATCTTCAGAACGCATAAATTGCTCTAAGAGAGTTTGTTGTGGGTCACCGAAGATTCTTTGGAAATCTTGTGGCGACCTGTCACGTGGTAATCTCACATTCGCTGCTTGCATATATTCTTGCAATTGTGCAGGTGAAAACTGACTAACAGCCTCTCTTGCTTGTGTTAATTGTGGTGGTAAGGAGCGGGGTGCCACGGCTACGGGGAGTGCCGGACGCTGTGAAGGGCGCCTGTCTGACGGAGGTGAGGATATGCCTCTTGGAGAGGTGGTTTCCGCAGCCGTGACTCTTTGTGGTGGTGGTAATTGCTCTTCTACAGGAACAGCATCGGGTTGTGCAATTGCATCTCTACCGGGTCTTACGCCCATAGCAGTAGTTTCTGATGGTGTTGTTGGTGCATAATCTTCTACTCGATGTGTGTATGCATCCATGTGAGGGTCTAAACCCTCACTTACAAGAATACCCGTTTCCCGGTCAACTTGTGGGAAATTACCGATTCTTGCACTCATCATAGGATTTTCAGGAATATCACCAAGTTCTCTTTGCACCTCATGTCCACGTGCTGATGCTTGATGATTCGCCAAACCTTCAATGATAGTTTTGTATCTGTCTGCTGCCGCGTGAGCCATAGGTGAATCAGTCAAACCAAGTAATTTCATTTCATCAGGTGTAATTTCATGTGCGCTTAGAAAACTTTGCCCATCTTCAGTCTTACCTGATTTACGAGCCAAAGCCATCAATCGTGCAGCAGATGTGTGTGTCCCTGCTCCACCGCCACTTGAACCACTTGTCAAATACTGTGCTTGTTGGTCGAGTGTCAAACCATCTTCACCCATACCGTATTGGTCTGTAAAATGATTCATCAATTTCTTCATATCGCCTTGGCCTGAACGACCAAACAAAAACATCAATGATGGTGCTTTTGCAATATCATTGACAAGTTCTTCACGAAGGCCGGGATTTTGCAATGCTTCTCTCATACCAACTTGAACTAAATCAGGTTGTAATACAGACCCACGATTAATTTGAATTGGTACATCAGGTATATGTTCAATCCCTTGCTGCAACGCTTCTTCGATATATCGGTGCGCTGCTCTTTTCAATGCAATGGGTGGTTTGCCACGTTTTCCAAGTTTTGGATAATGCATGACTTGTGGTAGATGATGTGCAACTTCCCATGAGTGTACAGATTCCATATCGGGGAAATACCCTTCAGGGGCAAACCTTCGATACTTGTCAGGAATTTCTGCTGAAGGGTGGTCTTCAGAAGTACCGTAGGTATTGGGCGCAAGGTCATGAGCATACACATACGGGTATTTTGTAAACGACATTGATTTAACATCAGCAGCATCAAACCCCATGATATTTGTCAATACATTGTATAATTCTGAATGTATGGGCATATACGCTGATTCAATGAATTTACCCATAGGCGCTGTATCAGGATTTTTGTTGTGTAAGTGAGTAATAAGTGTGCCATTATTGGTTCTTGTAGGTACTTCACCACCTACTGCTCTTTGAAGTGGACCTACACGAATTTTTCTCCATGCATTACTGTCAGCAGGTGGTAAACCATGATTATCTGTCATCGAATGATTTTCATTAAAATCACGTATGGCTTTGTCAACTACGGCTTTTGGATTTGTTGGGTCACCTTTTTGCGCCAAAAAATGTCCAATACGATTGACAACTGCATCAATACCGTGTCGAAATTCACCTCTTGGTGTAACGTATACTTGTTCACCATGTGGCCCTATAGTGAATTGACCTTCATCATGATTACCAGCACCGTCATGTGCAAACGCGGGTATATCGGATTCTTCAGGCGCACGAAAATGTTGTGCAGGTGGATTACGCAAAAACGCCGGTCCACTTGGATGATAGGTGTAAACACCATGACCTTTCAAAAGCGTCATTGGATGTAAGACGTTAATCATCATCCCATATGCCCCCGACGAGATACTATACCAGCAGGGTCAAGACCAAGGCGGTTTGCTTTTGTCTCAAGATTTTCTGTTGGGCCATCGGGGTCCTCGTCATCACTATCGCCGTGAATACCTGCGGGGTGAGATGGCATGGCACCTTCAGTTGCTGAAGTCGTACCTGCTTTCTTCTTGCTTTCTTTTGCTTCTTGTTCTTTTGCACGCGCAATACGTCGAAGTAAAGTACGCAATTCTGTCAAATCGGAATAACTCATTTTCAATAAATCACTGTGTGATGGGTCGCTTTTGTCAAAATCACTCATCATAATTTGTGATGGGTCTTCCATAGGCGGTGCTTGAGGAAGTGGTGGAAGTGCGCTCATACTACCCATAGGTTGCATACCCATTGGATTCATAGAACGAGGCATTCTTGGGCGGCGCATTCTTGGCATTCTTGGGCGTCGCATTCTACGTAGTGAAGGTTGTCGCATCTGACCGGCTTGACCGGCGGATAAACCTGTAAGTTGACCACCACCTGTTGGACCGGCTCTTGTGCTTCTTTCACCATATCGTGCGTGAGGTGACCAAACAGTTCGTGCGCCACCAAGAATTTTCTTTGCTTCTTGTTGACCCATGTAAGCACGATAAGGTGCAGGGTCTTTCGACATAGGTTGCTTTGTCGCAATACCACGATGCGACATTTCTACAGCAAGGTGGGGTTTCATCAATCCTGTTTTCTTACCTGACGCAATACCACGCATACGGGCTTTGAATCTTCGCATTGTTGAACCGGGACCACCGCTTTGACCACCGGGTGGTTTTTTGAACTGTCCCGTTGAGGGTCGAAATTCAGAACGCTTCTCTCTTTTTCTCCGTGCAGCCATTGTTTTGGGTGTTTCACGCTTCAATAATTCCGACCAAGCGTTATCCATTGGTTCACTTCTTTGAACAAGATTCATTCTTGCCTTATGACTCGGGTAACCAAGATTCGGATTAAGACCTTTACAGGGTTCTCCAATTTGTGCGCCACAACTTGGGCAAGGAACTGATGTTTCCTTTTCCATTGTTTTTCTACGTGCATTTGCCATCGCTTCTTCAACTCGACGTTGTTGTTCCATTTGTCGAGCAATAAATTCATCTTCACCTTCAAACTTCAACAACTCCGACCAAGCACCTTCCATTGGTTCACCGGTAGCCACGCGACTACCCATTGCAGAACCTGTACCTGTTTTTGCACCTGTAGCCAAATCCAATTCGTGACCACGATTTCCCGGTGGTCCTGTTTGCCTTGACAATTCACCTTGCAAATCTCTGCGAGGGTCTAATTCTGTGTCTGCCTCACTTTCTTCTTGAGGCACGTTCCCACTACCTCTTCCATGATGACCAAGAATTTTGATGTGCTTGATTTTATTGTGTCGCGCTTCTTTCTCATCATTTTCTTGAAGTTTTTTGTCCTTCTCTCTTTCTTTGTATTCGGGGTCTGTAGGATTGTATTTTTCATCACCCTCATTCGCTGAATACATGTGGGAAGATTCTGAACGCGGTGAATACATGCGGGTATCTGAACCCCGACCCATACCACCTGTAGAACTCATTTTTACCACCCTAATATGTGATGTTCATACGCTTGCTCGACCTTGTGTAAAAGTCGGCTATAGAAACGCCGAAGGCGCTCAGGTTTATCTACGCATCGTGACATAAGTTCGATTAGATGTTGAAAATTGGGTAAATTTGTTTGCTCAAATTCTCGTTTAAACATGTAAAATTCCTGTGGGTCATCATTGGTCATTAATTCATGGAAATTAGAAATTAATTCATCCATAACATACGCCATATCACCTTCATATTCACTTGGCCCATTGGTCACTTGTGTGAGATTGATAAATTCTTCAATCACACGCGAACACATGTCGAAATACGCTGGTAAAGCAATATATGGTATGGGTGATTGCTCTGCTATCAAAGGATATGCGTCATGATTTCTTTGCATCAATTTTTCAACAGGGACAGACGCTGAAACCAAATTATTCAACTCCCATATTTTCTTGCAATTTACTTTTGAGTCGTTTCCATGTTTCAGGACTTTCATTTTGCAATTCAACAGAAAGAATATTGATTGTTTGATTAATTTGCTGTCCATCGGATTGTGGACCCCACTGTTCTTGGAATTTTACAAGGTCTTTGATAGATTCACGAACTTCTTTATGCAATTTTACAGCATCAGTTACAAAACCATCTTCATGCACACTACCCTCATCCAAAAGTTCGGATAATTTGTGATTTAATTTTTCTACATTCGATTG